TGCCGCGGTAGCCAGCAGAGGCCGTGCCGCTGTCGCCAGCAGAGGCCGTGCCGAGGTAGCCAGCAGAGGCCGTGCCGCGGTAGCCAGCAGAGGCCGTGCCGAGGTCGCCAGCAGAGGCCGTGCCGCGGTCGCCAGCAGAGGCCGTGCCGCGGTAGCCAGCAGAGGCCGTGCCGAGGTCGCCAGCAGAGGCCGTGCCGCGGTAGCCAGCAGAGGCCGTGCCGCGGTAGCCAGCAGAGGCCGTGCCGCGGTCGCCAGCAGAGGCCGTGCGAGCGATGCAGCGCCAGTCGCCCATCTTCGCCTTCGGCAGCTTCTTGTGCAGGTAGGCCGTCGCTCCGGCGGCGTCGCCGCAGTAGACGACGGTTCCACGGCGGAACTTGCACTTGCCGCCCAGGTCGACGACCTCGTCGGCGCGCACCTTCACGACCAGGACCTTGGCTCCGTCGCCCCAAGTGCCGAGCGAGCCATCGCCTTCGCCCCACAACCAGCCATGCAGGCCGTGGCCGCATTCGGCCTTGTGGTTCCAGTTGGGCTCCTCGACCTTGCCCTTGGTGGGCCACGTGAAGTCGTTCTGGCTGACCATGTTGGCCGCGCAGGTGCGCAGCACGTAGACGTAGGCGGTGCGCTTCACGGCCGGCCTCCCGCCGAGGCGAAGCCCTCGACCGTCTCCAGGGTGCAGCCGGGCACCGCGACGCCGGCGTCGAGGAGCTTCTTGATCGCCTTCTCGTCGGGCACGAGAAGGACGGCGCCGGCGATCTCGCGCGGGATCTTGCTGGCGTCGATGATCTTGAGGACCTTGCGCGTGCTGCCGCGGACGGCCTGCTTGGGCAGCGGCGCGATGACCGCGGTCTTCTCGACCACGGGCACGACGACGGCGGCCGGTGGCGGCTCGGGCGCTGGCGGCAGCGGTTCGGGCTCGGTGCCGAAGAGCTCGGCCCGTTCCTTCGCCTCGCGCTCCTGGGCGGCGCGCTCCTCCTGCTGCTTGCGGATGATCTCCTGGCGCTCCTTCTCCAGGCGCTCGCGCTCGGCCTTGGCCTTGGCCTCGGCTTCCTCGCGCGCCTTGCGCTCGGCCTCCAGGCGCTCGGCCTCCAGCTTCTTCTGGCAGTTGAAGAGCCGCTTGCCCAGCTCGGCGCGCGCCTCGTCCAGCGGGGTCGTGGCCTGGGCCTCGGCCGCCATGATCGCCTTCTTGAAGGCGTCGATCGGTCGCGTGATCTCCAGTCGACCGGTCTCGATGCCCTTCTTGAGGGCGTCGATCTGGCGGTAGAGGTCGTTGCCCTTGGCCAGCGTGTCGGCGTCGCTGACCTCCATGGCCTTGGCCGCGACGGTCAGGGCGTTGACCTGCGCCATCGTCTCGTCCTTGAGGGCGACGATCTCGGCGGGCAGGGTGTTCTTGACGATGACGGCGGCGCTCACTGTGCACCGCCTTCCTGCGCCATGCGCTCCCACTCGGCCAGCGTCTCCTCCATGCGCTGCGGCTCACCGATCAGCTTCTGGAGCTCGGCGACGTCCTTGCCGAAGCCGTCGAGCTTCGCGGCCGGGATGTCCTTGGGCGCGTACTTGGCCAGCTCGGCGGCAGGCATGTCGGCCGGGGCGTAGAGCTTGGCGAGGCGGTCGAGGACCTTCTTTCCGCGGCCCTTCTCCAGCTTCTCCAGGGCCTGCCACAGCAGGATGCCGGCGGCCTGGGCCGGATGAGCGGGACCGCGGTGCGGGGTGGAAGCGGCCGGCTGCTGGCTCGCGGGCGGCGGATCGGCGGGCTTCTGCTCGGAGCCGGCCGGGGCTTCGCCGGTGCGCGCGGGCTCGGTCGGCGGCAGGTCGGTGCCGACGACGGTGGCCTCGACGGTGCGGATCTCCTCAGCCTCGTCGGGGGTGTAGACGCCGAGGATCGCCTCGGGGGCGTAGAGGCGAGCCCACTGGCGCGTCCCGCGATAGACGAGCTGCGTCTCGGGCTGCTTGTCCCAGGGGCTGCCGTTGCCGTGCGTGCGCCATTCCTTGACGCTACCGTTCAGCACGGCCGGCTTCTTCGCGCCCTTGGGCGTGCCGGTGACGACGATGCTGGCGTCCTGGCCCTTGCCGCTGATCTCGTAGGTGAGGCGGCCCTCGATCGCGCCCATGGCCTGGAGCACGGCGGCGACCAGCTTGCCCTCGTAGCACATGCGACCGTGGACGAGGCTGGTGCATTCGGCGACGGCGAAGGGATCCATGCGCCACTTGGCGGCCTGGACCACGATGCGGAAGCAGTCGCTGGGCTTGCCCTGGAGGTGCTGCGGCAGCGTGCCGCACTTGGCCATGCAGGCGGCCAGGCGCTCGACGCCCTCGAAGGTGGTGATGGCGTTCTCAAGGAAGCCGAGGGAAGAGCCGGTCGAGGGGACCGACAGTGCGGAAGTGGATTCAGCCATGGGTTGCTCCGTGGTGGTAGAGCGGTGGATGCGGACGGTGGACGGTTAGCGCGACATCTGCGCGCGGTGCAGCTCGGTGATGAGTTGCTTGACCTCGGCGGACTGCTCGACCTCGGCCGAGTCGCGGCGCGCGATCTCGTTGCAGACGGCGGTGCGCAGGTCGAACTTCACACGATGGCCGCCGAGGTTGGCGATGGCCGAGAGGGTGGGCGCGACCTGCATGTCAGGCCTTGGCCTGCATGCGGGCGAGGTTCACCATGCTGACGAAGGCGATCTTGGCCGGGCGGTCCTTGCCGCTGCACTTGATCAGGCCGCGGCTGCTGGTGCTGACCGGGCGGCGGTTGAGCTTGTCCTGCACGGCGGCCCGCAGGATGCGGGTCGGGATCAGCGGCAGGGGGTTCGTGATGCGGGAGAGGTCGCGGTGGCGCATGGTGGTTCCGGTGGTAGTCAGAAGATGCAGGCGAGGACGAGGATGACGGCGCCAGCCAGAGCGAGCGCGGGCAGCAGGTCGGCCGACTGCTCCAGCTCGGCGCCGCTGTGGCCCTGGCCGCCCTTGATGCCGGGGCACGTCGGCTTGCTGGTCGCGGTGATGCGGCGCACGGGGCGCAGCTCGACCGGGTCGTCGCCGATGACGTAGGCGCCGCGGCGCTCATCGGCCGGCAGGTTCGCCTCGCTGGCCTTGGCCAGCTTCGCGTGGATGTCGTTCATGTTCTCGAAGGGGGTCAGGCGCACTGGGCTTCCTCGGTTTCGGGTTCGTCGAGCGGGACGCCGCAGCGGGGGCAACCGCCGCAGAAGCCGTCAGAGCACGAGGCAGCGCGCTCGCGGCGCGGCCGGTAGTAGGCGCGCAGCTCGGCAGGGCTGAGGACGTCCTCGGGGCTCAGGTCGTCGCGGTCGATCACGCTGCACCGACCTTCCGACGCTGGCGGCGCAGACGCTTGCCCTCGGCGGCGAGCCAGCGCAGGGTCGCGTCGTAGGAGTGACCGGCCGGGCGAGGCACGAAGCGGATCTCGACGGTGCGCTGCTTCACGGCTCCACTCCCATGGCGCGCAGGTCGGCACGGGCGCGAGCGGCGCCGGCGCGGTACTGCGCCAGCAGCAGGGCAGCAGGCAGCTCGTTGGCGTGGTCCTGGAGGGCGAGCTCGGCGCCCTTGGCCGCCTCGATGTGGCCGCGCGCCCAGGCCATGCGCTCTTCGCGGGTGGGCGGCGACTGGATCAGCGGATGATCGGCCTTGTGCTCGGCTCGGGTCGCCTTCTCGGCAGCGCGGAAAGCCAGGACGATGGCGACGCAGGTGCCAACCAGCGAGAGACCGGCAGCGATCAGGGCGATGGGGTCCATTAGACAGCCGCCTTCGTGGCCGCTTCCATGGCCTCGAACACCGCAGCCAGCTCGTGCAGGCGGCGGTATTTCGCCTTGAAGCTCTCCATGTCATCGCGGGCCTCGGAGAGAAGGTTGTCCCGCAGCTCGTCGTCGGTCATTACGTCGGCCGTTCTGCGGTATCCCCCTCCGTTGTCGGAGCGCAGCGAGACGAATACGCGGACGGGCTCCTCGGCCTTGTCGTCGGCCAGGTATTCGACCGTCACGCGCAGCAGGTTGCGGGCCTGGTGAAGCCGCCACTTCTCGGCGGCCTCCCCATCGTCCCAGGTGAACCAGCCATGCATGGCGCTGGTCAGCTTTTTAGCAGCCGCGACAACAGCCTCGGGCTGCACGATGCCGCCGTTGCGGGCAGCGATTGCCCGCAACTCGGCGACGACCTTCCTGCTGGTGCCGCGGCTGGTGCTCACTTCTTGCTCGCTTTCTGCTCGATCTCGAAGGTGCCCCAGCCCATGCCGACAGACTCCTTGGAGTTGGGCCGCCCTTCACAGACGCCGCACTGCATGCCGGCGCGCATGACCAGGTTGGTGATGTCGGCCAGGCTGAACACGCTCTCATCGAAGCGCACGCGCAGGTTAGCGGACCACTCCATCCACTGCGGGCGGACGCGGATGTCGGCCACGCCGGTCTGGTTGCGGACGGCCATTTCCAGCACCTTGGGCTCGCCGCCGATGATCTTGACCAGCGGCGTCCCTTCGTCGGCGTCGAAGCCATCGGCCTCGATGAACAGGGCGAGCTTGGCCAGGGTCATCTTGAACCCGACCAGCTTGCAGGAGTCGACCATGGCGTGCCGGAAGCTGGCGGCCGGGATGCCGTCCCAGCCCTGGCGCGACAGATGGCGGGCCGCCTGATAACAGGCGTCGAAGTCCTTGGCCTCGCGCGCCGAGCCCTTCTTGCCCTGGGTTCCGGCGGCCTGCTTGGCGCGCATCATTTCCCGCGCCTTGGCGGGGAACTTGTTCACGACCAGCGGCGCGGTGCCGACGATCTTGAATGCGGCCGTCTTGAAAGCCGGTGGTTTGATGGTGACGGTCTGTTCGCTCATGGTGTCCTCGTGGGCGCATGGCCCGTGTGTGGCGGGAGCCTGTCCCCGCGTTGGCTTGGTGCGGGCTTGCGCTGCCCGCGAAGCGAAAAGAGCCTGCCGTTCCACTCCCATCCAACCCGCTCCTCCCCTAGCCGTGCCTCTCCATTCCTGCCGCTCCTAACCATTGCCAGCCCCTCCGGCCCTCTCCGTTCCTGCCCATCCACTCCCGCCTTTCCGGGCCTTTCCATCGCGGTCCCCGCCCCTCCACTCCTGCCGATCCGTTCCTCGCGATTCCGCTGCTCTCCGTTCCACTCCTGCCGTTTCGCTGTTTAACATTTCAGTATTGACATGTTTTAGATTGTGAAAAATAACGCGAATATTATTCAAAATGAACGATCTGAAATGATCGATCATGTATCTTGTGTAACTTACCGCACGCTCATTTCAGCTTTGACATCGGCCTTGACCAGCTCCTTCGCCAGCGCACGCAGATAATGATGCCTGACATGGCGATTCTGCGGGGCGAGGCCTGAACGGAGCATGTTGCGGACTGATGTGACGCTGATGTCGGCTGCATGGGCCAGGCGATCAACGGTCTTTGAGTCGACCGCCAGAGGCGCCGACTCTGATGCCGGCGGCGCAATGTCGTTTATGGGCTTGCTCATGTCGGGAAACATAGCAGCGATGAAATGAAGTCAAACAAATACTTTTGGCTAGGCTTTTGCGCGCTAGCATAACGGAGATCCGCCATGGCCAGCCACGAGTTTAAGTCTGCATGGGGAACTTACGTCCAATATCTCCTGGACCACAGAGGCAAAACGCACGGTGATTTAGCGGAAAAACTCGTAACCAGCCAGGGCACCATCAGCAACTACATCAGCGGTAGGTCCAAGCCCCCTCTCGGGGAACTTGGACGATAGGCCGAGGCCCTGCGCTGTACCCATGAAGAGACAGAGCGCCTAGCCTGGCTTGCGCTTGAGCCGTGGACGCCGGAGCCGGTTTGGCGAAAAATCCGCGATCTCGAAACGATTTTGACCGAGCAAGAGTCTGCTGTTTCCTGTCTCACACAGCAGGTTGCGCAACTCCGCGCGCAGCTTTCCGGTGGCAACGGAAAGCCGCCGAGCACGGATAAGGAGAGCGTCTAATGCCCGCTCGTGGTGTCGCCATTTTTGGCGCTCTTCGAGGTAATCTACCTCGCGCAAACGGTCTTGTGCCTGACGAACAAAGCGGTTCATCTGTGGTTATCCTCCACGCAAAACCCATTTACGCCACGCCTAGCAAAGTTCGGAGCAATGAGCCATGTTGATCGTAAGAATCATTGCGTCACTTGGGCTATTTCTGGCGATCGTCGGCATCGCCGGTGTTCTAATCAATGACAATAAACATCCCAACTCTGTCGAGTGGTTGCTTGTTATCCTGGCAATAATCACCATTTTATGCAGCTTTATTTCCATATGGATTCATCCTGCCCAACAGGCTCGTCGTCGATCATGGCTGGGCCTGTATTTGGAACGCAAAAGACTTGAGGAAGAAGCGCGGATTAAAGAGCTACAGGGCGCCTCTCGCAAGGTTATCCCCCCTCCCGTATTCGACGGCCAGGCATAGCCCTAGCGGTTCCGTCGCAGCAGCGACGCGGTAGTCTCCCGCCATGGGCCTCGGCGAACGACCGCAGAACTTCAAGCCGGGGAACCGGGCGGCCAAGGGTCGCCAGGACAAGGGCTGGCAGGGGCGGAAGCCGGGAATGACGCCCCGAATCGAGCGCTTTGCCCGGGAGTACGTCATCGACCTGGACGGGACGGCCGCGGTCATGCGCGCCGGGTTCGGCTGCGCGACGCGGGCGACCGCGGCGTCGAAGGCCTCCCATCTGCTCGCCCGTCCTGATGTCGCGGCGCTGGTCGAGAAGCTCAAGGCAGCGCAGGCCGATCGTCTGGCGATCAAGGCCGACCGGGTGCTGCTGGAGCTCGCCCGGATGGCCTACTTCGACCCGGCCGAGATTGGCCTGGCCACGATCAAGAAGCCGGCCGACATTGCCAAGCTGCCCGAGGATGTGCGCCGGGCCATCGCCGGGTGGAGCTGGGACAAGAACGGCCGGTTTACCCTCAAGCTCGCTGCGAAGCAGCCGGCGCTCGAAGCCCTGGGCCGGCACCTCCGGCTCTTCGTCGACCGGGTCGAGGTCAAGGAAGTCGGCGGGTTCGCCGAGCGGCTGGCGCGGGCGCGCGCTCGGGCGCAGTCTCGTGCCTCTTCGGCTGCATCTGCGCCAGCGTCGGCACCGGATCAGGCAAGTCCCGCCCCAGGATGAGGTCGTCGGCGTAGACGTCGAGGCCGAGATTGACGGCGGCCATCAGGATCGCCGGCATGGCTTCGGACGGGATCAGCCCTCGGCAGTCACCACAAGCGCGCTTCTTCCAGCGGATGACCGTGCAGGCTTGGCGTCCGGCGGCCTTGGCTACCTTGTAGTTGCTGCCGAACTGTCGCACGACCCAGGCCGCAGGAGTGAAGTGCATGGACCTATGAAGTAGCGGGGTAGCCCAGAAGTGAAGGCGGAATCAGCGCGGCGTGCGCCAGCGCGCTTCCTGGGGGCTATGCTGCTCGGTCGGTGGTTCGATGGCCGGAAGCTCGGAAGAGCTTGGCGTGCGTCGCGGCTGGAGCGCCGGGGCAGCTTCCTGGTGGAATGTCTGCGGCCGCGGCTCGGGCTTCTCGACCAGGCACGGCCGTGCTACGAGGTGGTCCATCAGGCGGCTGAGCACTTCCTGGTTCTTCTCGGCGACGGCGGTATTCCGCTCCAGGGCGCGGGTCGTCTTCTCGGCCATGTCCTGCATCGCCTTGGCGAAGCGGTCGGCGGCCTTGATGCGCTCCTCCTGGGCGATGGTCTCGCGCGCGAGGCTGGACTTGAAGGCCGACTCCAGGGCCTTGATCCGGTCCATGACCAGCCAGCGGATGAACCAGCCGCAGGCGATCACACAGAGGACGGGGAAACCGAACTTTTCGGCGAGGCTCAGGAAGTCCATGGGTCAGGCCTTGGTGGGCTGCGGTTTGACGATCTTGCCGCGGGCCTTGGCCACGGTCTTGAGGATGCCGGCGCGCTTCTGAGCCAGCCAGGAACGCGCCTTGTGGCTGGTGTCGATAGCCCCCCGCTCCATCGCGTCGGCAAGATGGGCGCCGGCTATGACGGCTTCGGTGCGGCGGCGCACGACCAGCCAGGCGACGAAGGCGAGGACGGCGACGCCCAGGGCGACGGGGTAGATCCAGGCCCAGCGCAGGGATTCCCAGAAGGCGACCAGGGCGGCGCAGCCTAGGGAGCCGAAGCCGGCAGCGATGACGGCGATGCGGCCCAGGCCCCACCATGTTCCCAGGGCGGCAGCAACGGCGCAGATGGCCATGCCGATGCCGGCGATCCAGTAGGCGCGGCGGCGGTCGTCGGCGATACACTGGCGCTCGGCATCGGCCGCCGCGTCGGCGCGAGCCTTTTTCTCGGCCGCGTCGATCTTGGCCTGCTGCTCGGACTCGATGCGTTCCCACTTCTCGCGCAGCTCGGTCAGGTTCTTGGCCAGGCGGCGGTTGTAGTCGGCGATCTCGGTGTCGCCGGCGGCATCGGCCTCGGCGGCGCGCTTCTCGGCTGCCAACTCCTGCTGGCGCAGCAGCTCGACCTCGGCCTTGGCTGGCGGGTCGATGGGCTGGCGCGGCGGTGGCTGGTCTCCACAGGCGCAGAGAAGCAGTAGACCCAGCGCCAGGACTAACCGGATCACGACAGCGCCTCCAGTCGGTCCATGCGCCGACGCATCAGCGCGCACTCCAGGGCCAGCGCCTGCTCGTAACGAACGCCGTAGCGGTCTCGCGCCTCACCCGTGTCCGCATCCGTCCAGCTATCGTAGCAGAGGACGCCGATCTCCATGGCATCAATCCCATGCCGAGCGAAGGCGTCGAGGACCCGCTGTGCGATAACGCCAACATGCCAGCGCGCACCGTCGCCCTTGATGGCCACAGAGTCGCGCCAGTGGAACCGCTGGAACTTGACCTCTGCCCAGGCATCCAGCCATGTGTCGGGGATGTCCTCGATGTCCTGCTTCTCGCGTTCGTCGGAGGTGTTGATCGTGCCGGTGACGGCATAGAGCACGCTCGGACGCTTCGCCGCAGCTCCGAGGCGGGTGGCGTTGTCGGCAACGGGGTACAGGCAGACGCCGCCCGACACGTTGCCGGCGTCGACCATCCACCCATCGGTGAGAGCCCCGGCAACAAGGGCCTTGAAGTGGACGCCGCCATAGCCGCCGCCGCCGCTGTTGGTGGCTACCGGAATGATGGCGGACACATTCAGATCGTCGCCGCCAGTGACCACGGTCTGACGCAGGAATGCCGTTCCACGCAGAACCACGGTGCCGTCGTCAGCGGCCGGGTTGTCGGCGGGCAGGAACTCCAGCGTCGGGCGGACAACATTGACGCCAAGGCCAAGCCTTCCGCCGCCTACGCGCATGGGAGATCCGGGGTTGGCTCCTAGGCCGATGGCGATTCCGCCCTCGAACCATCCCAGGGTGAGACTGGCGCCTGTCCCGGTTCCACCCGTCGAGCTGTTCGGGCTGGTCGGCTTGACGGTGTACGTTCCTCGGGTCAACACCGTGACGGCGGTGATTACCCCGCCGCTGACGGTGTCGACGCGGATGGTGGCGGCGGTCCCGGTTCCTCCTGCCACCGTCAGGACATCGTTGGCCGTATAGCCGGTTCCGCCTGATGCGACCTGTGCGTAGTAGAGCGAATACGGCGACGCCCCGCCAATGACATCGCGGCCCAGCGCGACGGATCCATTCCCGTTCGCCTTGGCAGAGTACCCCAGCGCGACGGATCCGGTTCCCGCGTCGGCGCCATCGCCATCGGTCTCGGATGCATATCCCGCGGCGATGCTGCCGCGCGCCTGCGCCTTCGTTTCTTCGCCGAGCGCGATGGCCTTGCTTCCGCTGGCCAGGCAGTTCTTGCCCCAAGCGAGCGAGCAATATCCCTCGAACGCCGGCGAGGTAGGAGCATCAGGATCGCCCGCGCACGAGCCAGCGCCGCCCGCCATGGACGCGATGCCATAGGTGATGCAATCGTGCCCGAAGGTAGCCGAGTAGGTTCCATACGCGACTCCGTTGCGATTGAACGCCACGGAGAATAGCCCGATCAGGGCCGGCGTTCCCCATGCGTTCGAGTCGCCGCCAGGGGTCGCCCCGCCAAGCGACGACAGTCCGCGCCAGAAGTTGCGCTCGTCGTTCTGCGATTCGGTGTCACTGGCGCCGCAACGGAGCGCCGACGTGGCCGGATCGTAGGTGTGTTGATTGGCCCGGTCTTCGGTGCCTACCCCTGTCGGGTAGCTGCCGATGGACGCGAGGATGGCGGACAGCGTCGTCGGTGCGGCTGCTCCCGTTGGCGTCACGACGGCATCGCCCCACGGTCCCATGGCGGCACGCGCAAGGGCCAGCGTGGCGCTGGCAACGGTGTCCTTCATGGCGGCGCTGACCGCGGCGCTAGTCGGGCTGCTTGCCGTCGGCTGGCCGGTTGCCGGGTCGAAGGTGAGCTGGCGGCCTTTGCGGTCAGCGAGCGCAGGCAGCAGGGTCAGGAGCTCGTTGCCGGCCTCGCTCTCGACGAGTCGCAGGCTACGGCTGCGTTCGTCGAAGAGCTGCTGGATCAGCATGACGGCGCGGTCGTGAGCGCGTTCTAGGACCTCGGCGCTGATCTTCCCCTGGCTGCGCAGGTTCATCGTCTGCGTGGCGTCGAGGACGCGGCGGATGGTCAGCTTGTGGCTGCCGGCGTCCGTTCCGTCACCGGACAGGGCGGTGGTCAGGGTGACGTCGCCGCCATCATCGGAGAGCACGCCATCGACGGTGTAGTCGACGCCATTGACCAGGGTCGTCTCGATGCCGTCGAGGTCGACCTCGGTGACCAGCAGGTCGGCAGCGGTGAAGATCTTGAACTCATACGGGAAGACGGTGGTCGCCCCGTTGCCGTTGTAGGGACCGCTGCGGGAGACTTCGCTGGTGACCGTCATTGGAACGCCCTCGCGGCCAGCCTACGCGGATGGTCGGAAGCTGCGACGGTTCGGCTTTTGCAGCGTCAGCGCTTGGGCGGTGGTCCGAAGATGACGGGCCTGATGTCGGGGCTGGGGTTCTCCAGCCACTGAACGGCGCCCGAGCCCATGGCCCAGGCCTGGCTGGATGGCAGGCCCAGGGTCGAGCCGGTCGCGTCGATGACCGCGCGCAGCAGGCCGGCATCGAGGTCGCCCTGCATGGCCTGGTGGCCCAGCCGGGTCAGGTCGGCGAATGGCTTGGTCACGCCGGGGCCACTGTAGTCGAAGCCTGACAGGGCGCCGCCGAGCTCGCGCACCAGGACGGTCGAGCCCAGGATCGTGCTGGCGAACTCGACGCCGATCCGCTTGGCGATGCCGTCCTTGTCGTCCTTCTCCTTGGGCCAGTCGTCCCGGGTCAGGCCGCGCAGGATCACGCTGCCAACCGCCGGCAGGGCGGTGGAGAGCATCATGTTGCCCAGCGCGCCGGCCCAGGTGGCGAAGTCCTTGGGGTTGCGGCTGATCCTGGCGCCCTGGTCATAGACCTGATTGAAGACGAGGCTGCCGTAGGTGTAGGCGCCGGTCAGGATCTGAGCGTAGGGGCTGCGCTGGACGCCGGCGAGGTCCTTGGTCTGGCCGCCGCTCTGGGTGTCGAGGACGGTCTGGTCGGCGATGGACACGGCCAGCTCGTCGGCGTGGCCCTCGTCGATCGCCTTCTCGTAGGCCGCCAGCCAGGTGGCGCGGTCGACGAAGGACTGCATCTTCTGGAGCATCCAGAAGGCGTACTTGCCGACCGTCTGCTGGAAGGTGGCGAACTTGCCGCGCTGGAACTGTCCCAGGATCTCGTTGATTTCGCGGGTCTGGGTGCGCTCGCGCTCGGCCATCATGGTCGACTTGCCGGGCACGAACGCCCAGGCGGTCTTGCCGTCCTTCTGGCTGTAGAGCGTGGCGACGGCCTTGGCCATGCGGGCGGGACCGACGCGGACGGCGCTGTTCGAGAAGCCGGTGAGCTGGAGGGCGGCGGTCGTCGCCTTGAAGCCCATGGTGCTGATCGAGAAGCCGCGGCGCGCCAGGCTGATGCCCCGGGCGACGGCGTCGGGCATCTGCCCGCCGGTGGCGATGTCGGCGATCCACTGGCGCAGCGCCTTGGTGGTCGCGCTGCCCATGCGGCTGTCGATGGCGCTGCGCACCTCGGGATGCAGCAGGATCCTCATGGTGTCGGCGAGGGCCTCGCGGTGCGTCAGGTCGTGGACGACCTTGGTGAGGTGCTGGCCGATGACCGACGGGTCGAGGTTGAGCCGGCGGCCCTGGCCGATCGTGCGCGCCTCGGTGTGGCCGTGCGCCGTGGTGGTTCGACCGAACGACATGGCCATCATCTGCTTGGCCTGCTGCGCCCCGCTGGCGTCATCATCACCAACGATGATGCGGCCGGTCTCCTGGCCGTCGTAGGCGATCGGGAAGTATCCGCCCTTGATCGTGCCGAACTTGGTGGGGAACGGCGAAGCGTCCACCTTGGCCGGTGCGACGCCGGTGGTGCGCTGCTCCAGGGCCTTGATGTCGGACCAGTAGCTGTCGATGTGGGACCAGATGTCCTCGACGAGGTTCCAGTCGGCGGCGTTGAGGCTGTCGAGGACGGCCTGGACCTGTGGCTCGGTGAGCTTCCCCAGGCCCTGCCCGCCGTCGAGGAGCCGATCGCGGTTGCCCTCGTTGCCCCAGCTGAGTGCAACCATGATTGCACCCAGGCGATCGAGGCCTCCCTTGAAGCCGGCGAACTCGCGGCGCTCGTTGGCCTTCCAGCCGTCGCCCTTGGTCTCCTGCTCCCAGCGCTTCCAGATGGCCTCCTGCTTGTCCTTGGCCTCGCGCAGGCGCACGGCCTCGGCGTCGGCCGCCTCGTTCATGGGCCGGATCAGGGCGTCCCAGAACGGGCCAGCGTCCTCGTCCCCGTCCATGACGCGGGCGATGTTGGCGGACTTGCGGTGCGCAGCGATGAAGGACGGCAGGACGCCGGCCTTGGACCCGGCATCCGGCACGTTCTGGACCGGATGGGTGCGGGCCAGGGTGTCGCGCAGGGTGCCGGCGAGCTGGTCGAGCTCGCGCTCGCGCTGTGCCTTGGTGAGCTGGTTCTTGGTCTTCGCCAGGTGGGCGATGTGGGCCATGGTGTCGCGCACGCCACGCAGCTCGGCGAGCGGTGCCTGGCGCCAGTTGCGACGCTGTGCGTCGTTGAGCACCTCGGGCGGGATGTTGACCGCGGCGCCGGATGCCTGCTGGAGGGCGGCCCACTCGCGCAGGGACTGGCGGCGCTCGATGGCGCGGTTCGTGACCCGGCGGAACTCGTAGCGCTCCAGCAGGCCGTCGATCTGTTCGAGGTAGCCGCTGGTGCGGTCGAAGCGTGAGCCCTTCACCTTGGCGGCAGCGGCGCGCGCCTCCTCCTCGCTGGCAGCGGTCTCGGTGCGGCCATCGGGCCGGGTGACGGTCCACTCCCAGCCGCCGGCCTTGCCGATGCGCTCGCGCGCCTTGATCTCGTTGAACTTTTTGGCGTAGGCCTGGATCTCGTCGGCCTCGCGCTTCGCGTCGATGCTGGCCCGGTAGAGCTCATGGTTGAGGAGCTCGGTCTGCTTCGCGTTCCAGGCGGCCGGGAAGTCCTGCTTGGCCAGGGCCTTCTCCAGGGCACGGCGGGCCTTCGCCTCAGCCCGGGCGTAGAGCTGCGGCAGCAGGTCCTTGGCCGGGGTGGCGTCGATCTTCCGGCGGGCGGCCTCGCGCAGGACCTCGATGGGCGCAACTTTCTTGCCGACCCGGGTTGCCAGGGCCTTGACCTCGGCGAGGTGGACGTCGGCGCGGCGCTCGTTGTGCAGCGCGGCCATGGCCTTCTCGGCGATGCTACCGTCGGTGAGCATGTCGCCGAAGCGCGCGCGCATGCGCTGGTCGGTCTCGGCCTCGATCAGCTCCTTCCGCGGCCGCAGGGTCAGCAGGGCGCGCAGCAGGGCGTCGCCGCTGTCGAAGCCCAGCAGGGTCGCGGCCTGGTCGACGGGGATGCCGCCCTCGCGGGTGTGCATCATCGCCATCCGCTTCATGCCGGCCTTGCGCTCGTCCTCGGTGCCCAGCCGGTTGTCGATGCGACGGCGCAGGTCGACGCTGTCCAGCTTGATGGCCGGGATGTTCGGCGGCAGGGGCACGCCGCCGGGCAGCTCGCCGCGGCGCAGGATGCTCTCGGCGACGTATTCCTTGGCCCGGTTGGTCTCGCTCTCGACCTCCTGGCCAACCTCGACGCGCAGCTCCTTCCAGGCGGCGGTGCGCTCGCGGGTGATCTCGGCCATGGCCTGGGTGCGCAGGTCGTCCTCGGCCTGGCGCCGGGCGTCCTCGCGCGCCTTCTGGTAGGTGGCGAAGTCGGCGTCAGACATGCCGGCGGCCTTGGCGTCGGCGAAGACCGGGTCGTCGCCCAGCTTGGCGCTGGCGTCGGCGATCTCTTCCTGGGTGGCCAGCAGGCGGTCGAAGACGCCGCGGACCTCGGGCGTCAGGTTGACGGACAGGTTCTTAACCGACTTGTAGATCGCGGCCATCCAGGCGGCGAATCGGGCGAAGACGCCGCGCAGCTCTTCCGACGGTGCCTTGCCTTCCAGCAGGTACGACTCGAAGCCGCGCGCCCACTGCTCATGCTGCTCAACCGTGATCTTGTTGTGGTCGGTGACGCCCAGCCAGGCCATGGCCGTGGCGAGGTCGCCCTTGATGTCGGCCGGCGCACCGTCGCGCCCGGCCAAGTCGATCAGCAGCTCCAGATACAGGTGGCCGCTCTCGTGCAGCACGGTCGACAGGTCGGCATGCTCAAACAGGCGGATGTCGGTCTGGCGCTGGCCGTCGCGTCGGCCGAAGGTGATGGTGCCGCGGCGCTTGTTCTTGCTCGGTTGGTTCAGCGTCTGCCCGTCCTGCGCGAACTCGACCGCCGCGCGGATGTCGGCGATGGTGGGCTGATCCAGCGGCAGGGTGTCGAGCACCGGCCCGATCTCGGCCGCCAGGGCGCTGGCCTGTTCCAGCAGCACCAGCTCCTCGTCGGCGCTCGGGGCGTAGCTGGTGCGGGTGTCCTTGAGTGCTTGGACGATGTCGCGCAGGCGCAGCCCATCGGCGGCCAACTTCTCCAGGGCTGGATCGTCTGGGGTGGCGTTCTCCTGCTTGGCGGTGGTGGCAACCGGATCGGCCTTGGCCACGCCGGCATCGAGGATCAGGTCGGACAGGGTCTTGCCCCTGGCGCGCAGGGCGGTCGCCAGCAGGTTGCCCTTGGCGATCTGCGCCGGGGTCAGGCTGGCGGCGGTGGCGTCGGGCTTGAAGCCGAAGTCGGCGCCCAGGACGCGCATGGCGTCGCCGGTGGTCATTTGGCCGGCGGCGTCTTCGAGCTTGGCCTGCGCCTCCAGGATGGTCTGGAAGCCGGCATCCCCGGCGGCGTCCTGGGCCAGCTTGGCGTCGGTGGCCTGCTGCGCTGCCATGCGCTCGGCGTCCATCGTCTCCAGTCGGGCGTCGGCCAGGCGGCGGCGCCGCGTGGCGATCTCCAGCTCGACGTTGGCGCGCTGCGGGCTGGCGAGCACCTCGGCCACGGGCCGGTTGATGCCGACGTTCCATTCCAGGAACAGCTGCCGGGCGTCGGTGCGGTTGGCGTCATCGGCCGGGCGGCCGGCGTTCCAGCGGGCGGCCATGGTCCTGAAGACGGCGGACATCTGGGCGGCGCTGCGCCGGGCGCTGCCGGCGTCGAACCCGGCGGCGACCAGCTGCAGTTCGACATCGTCCTGCACCGCGCGCGCCGACTCGGCTGCGGTCTGCTGCAGCTTCGCCTCTGGGTCGTCGGGGGCGGTCTCCAGCGCCTGCATCGCCTCGGTGGCCTCGCGCGCGTTCATCATCGCCGGATCTAGGCGAGCCTCGGAGGCGACCCATGCGGCGGTGGCCTTGTCCTTGGCCATGTCGACGGCTAGGTGTCCGGTGGCGAAGCGGAGCGGCACGCCGGTCTTGGCGGCCTCGTCATAAGACGCCCCGCCGTCGCCCATGGTCTCGGCGGCACGCGCCCGGGGATCCTGGCCCAGGCTGGTGAAATGCCGGTCCCAGGCCTCGCGGTCGATGAACACCTGCGGCGCCTTGTCGTCCACCATCGACTGGAACAGGGTGCGCGCCGATTCGGGACTGCGGCCGGCGGTGGTGGACTCGGCCGCCGCCTGCATGACGCCCTCGAGGACCTGTTGGCCGCTGGCCGCCTGGATCAGGCGCTGGGCTTCGCGGTCCAGGTTCATGCCGCGGGCCGATGCCGTGGCGATGGCGCCGGGCAGGTTGAAGCCGCCGCCGGCGATGGCGCCCACGGCGCCGGCCACGCCCAGGCGCGGCCAGAGCTGCTCCGGGTCCAGGGCCGACGGGTTGATGCCGCTGGCGACCTCGTGGAGGGCGTGGGCGAGCTCGGTGACGCCCTCCTCGGTTCCTTCCAGGCCAGCATCGAGGAGGAGCCGGCCGGCGACTCGGGCGAGGCTCGGGGCCGCTTCCTTGGCCACGCCACGGGCGGCCAGCGTCTCGATGATGCGTTCGGCGCCGGTGGTGCCGAAGGCGGCCGGGATGGCGGTCTCGATGCCCCATGATGCTAGGCCATTCATCCACCCGCTTTCCCGGCCGGTGATGATGCCTTCGCGGACGGCCAGGGGCTGCACGGCGATGGCCGTAGCCGTGGCTCCAGCAGCATATGAGGCCAGCTTGCCGGCTCCCATGATACGCTTGATCGTGGTCAATGGAGCCAGGGCTGATCCTGCGAGCATCAGGGGAATATCGGCGCCGATTCCTCCGATTCCCCGCTGAATGTCGTTCCACAATCCCGGGTCTGACTTCTGGCTTGCCTCGGCGATCAAACCGGCCGACTTCCTGGTGCGTTCGTCGCCAACGCCCAGGACTGAGGCTGTCGAGTCGATGGCGCCAATGGCGCCGGTGATGATGGTGGCGAAGATGCCGAAGTCGCGCCGCACTGCCTTGCCGAAGTAGGCCACGTCCTTGGCGTGTTCCTGCTCCGCAGCGGCTTCGCGCCGCATCTCGGTCATGAAGTCGGCGGTGTTGCGGTAGAACTTGCGGTAGCCGTTCTTGTCGTAGGGGCCGACGATGCTTCCGCCTTGGTTGAATGCGTAGTCCTTCGACTCGCTGACCATCTTCTCCAGGGCGGCCAGGCGCGGGAGGTCATCCTGGGCGATGGCGTAGTGCTCGGGCTGCTGGGCCAGCCATTCGGCTACCTTCGGCGAGGTCTTGCGGAACTGCTCCGGGTTGAAGTCGGCGCTCCGGGCCTGCTGCTCGACGTCATCCAGGTTGCGGTCGACGAGGTCAGCCGGCAGGCGCGTGCGGTCGCGCAGGGCGATAACCTTTGCGGCGCGCTCGGGCGCCATCTTCGCGCCCAGGTAGACGGTGGCGCGCAGTGGATCCGGCGCCGTCTTCCCGCTGAGGCGGTCAAATGACTCGCGGATGTCGTCCTGGGGAGCCTGCGGCGCATCGCCGTTCGCCGCCAGGCGAGCGAATGAATCTTCGATGTCGCCCATTATTTCCCCGTCTCGATGATGGACTTGTAGCGCTCCAGGTCGCCAACGGCCAAGGCGCCGGCCGCGCGTTGCACCTCGTCGTCCGTGGCTTCGCGCCCGCGCTTGGCGATCAGCGATCGGATTTCCGCCTGGTCGTTGGCTGGGATACGCTCCAGGGGCTGGAACGCCGTCTTGCGTTGCTCTGGCGTCATGGTCGCCGCAATGAAGTCGGTCGTGTTGCTGCCCCATTCATCGTAGCGCACCTTCTTCATCATGGTCGCGTCGATGGCCTTCTGGACGTCGTCGGCGTTCGGCTCCTCGCGCTTGTTGGTCATGGCGATGCGCGCGGCTTCCTGTTCGACCTGGGAGCGGAAGGCGACGGCCTGCGGGTTGTTGGTGACCTCGCCCTTGCTGTTGGTGTAGTAGGGCCGTGGATCCATGCCGAGTCCGGCTAGGGTCTGGTTGATCTTCTCCTCGCGCGTGTTCAGCCAGTCGGCGCCGCCGGTCTTGCCGTCGCGGAGGTCCTTCTGGAGCTTGCTGAGGGCGTTGAAGTCGTCCTCGTTGAGGCGGTCGATGTAGTCGAGGAGGTTGCCATTGCTGAACGCATCGCGCGTCGCCGGGCTGGCGGCGTCCTGCTCGATCTGGTAGCGCACCGCCTTGGATGCCTGCCACGGCAGGGGCTGGCCCTTGGACTGGCGCAGGGTCCAGGCCTTGAGCCGTTCCTCGCGCTCCGGTCCCATGGCCGTGCGCTCGCCGGGGGTCAGGGCGTCGAAGCCCTTGGGGTCGCCCTTGACCTTCTCGTAGGCGGCAGTGAAGGTCTTGTCCTGGACCTGCTCGATCGCGCGGCGGCGCAGGGCGTCGCGCTCGTCGAGGCGGCGCTTCACCTCGGCCTGGACCTGCTGGTCGTCGATCTGGTCGGCCTCGGTGTACATTGCCTCCAGCGTCTTGTCGGGGCTGTAGATCTCGGCGCTCTTCTGCTGCGCCAGGGTCTTGGTGGTGCCGATCTCCAGGGCGCGCTGGAGCGCATCCCGGGTTTTGGGATCCAGGGTGTCCTTGTGCTGGTCGAAGAGCTGCTTGGCCGCAATGGTGTGGCCCGACTCGTTGTAGCTGTTGATGACCGTAGCGTAGGCGTCGGCCTGGTCATGGCGGTTCAGCTCGGCGATCTGATCGGTGTTGTAGCCTTTCCGCTTTCCGGCGACCTCGTTGAGGATCCGCATGGACGCCAGGCGGTCTTCGACCTGGGCGATTCCCTCCTCGCCGTTGGCCGGGTCGGCGTTGATGCGGATGCTCCGCTGGTACTCGCCCTTGACGACCTGATCGGTGATGTCGTAGGACTTCTGGCCCTCGTCGTAGGCGCGGTTGCGCACGGCGCCCTGGAAGGCGACCTGATGCCCAGCTCGCCACTTGGCGAAGGCCTGGCGCTGCGTTTCGGTGCCCAGGTTCTTGGCGATCTCATCCAGGCCATCGGCGTGCTTCTTCTCGTAGTCGCCGCTGACCTTGACCGCGTCGTCGAGCTTGTGCTTGCCGAAGTCGAGCTGGAGGTCATTGGACAGACCAACGCCCTTGGCGACAGCGTCGGCGATCTGCTGCTCGTCGGCCTTCTGGCGCTCCTCGGCCATGATGCGATCGGCGACGCCGGATACGGCTCCGGCTGCTCGTCCCAGGGCCTGGACGCCCTCGCCGACGGCTGCTCCCATGGCGTCAGGGGTGGCACGCAGGCCCAGCCTGGTGTCGGCGGCCGGCGCCTGGCGGACCTGCTGGCGGTAGATGGGAATGTCGACCATGGCCTACGCCTTCGCTGGGACGGTGGGGTGGGACGACTGGTAGCTCTCGACACCTTGGGCTGCCATGCCGATAGCCTGAGCGCCTCCGGTCAGAAGTGTACCCGCAGCCTGGCCGGTTGCCGTCCTGGCTCCCATGCGGCCGTTGGCCCTGGTGCTGGCTGCCTGGACGCGGATGCCGCGGGCTTCCTGCATGGCGTTCAAGCGCACCGTCCGCATGTCGCGGGCGCTGAGGTCCAGCGTCTCGATCTGCATGTCCCTGGCGGTGCCGACTCCAACGTCGATGCCCTGGCCAGCGAAGCCGGCGCGCTGCTCGCCCTGGATCCGCCGACCTTCCTGACCGACCTTCCGCGCGTCGTCTTCTCCGCGCGCGATGGCGTCGACCGCCATGTCGTCGAGCTGCTTGGCGTCGTACTCGGCCATCGCCTGGTTGTAGGCGCCGGCCGCATCCTGGGCCAAGGCGCTATAGACGGTTCCGCCGACCATCAGGCCGGCCGCTGCTCCATACCCTGCTGCGCCCATATCAGGTCCCTCCGATCTTGCCCTGGGGGATGATGGCCAGGACGGTCATGGGCAGCGGATCCCGCTGCTCGACCACGACCTTGCCCGTCTTCTCCCAGGTGGTGTCCACGTTTTCCTCGATGAGCCCGGTGAATGGCGGGATCGGGTCGTCGTAGTCCTCGGCCTGCTCGTCATCATGCTCGAAGAGCTGGCCGTCGCCGAAGCCCAGCCATAGGCCGCGGCTGTCCTTGACCTTCACGCCGACCGCGTGGATCTTGCGCTTCTTGTCGGTCCAGGTCTCGCCCTGGAGGTTCTCGGCGTCGAGGGTCTCGATGCGGGAGGTATAGGGCAGGCCGACGTGCGCGATCATGGCCGGCGACGCCAGGTTGATGCTGCCGCCGGTAACGACCGCCTCGGGGTTGACGGAGCCGTCACACAGGGCGGTGACGGTGCGGCCTTCCAGGTGGTCGAGCCCAGTGACGGTGTCGACTGCCAGGCCCCAGGCGGTGACGGCGACGGCGCGGATGCTAGCCGGCAGGGTGCGATCGGGCCGCACCTTCACCACGGTCGTCGAGGTGTATCCGGTGATGACGCACACATAGCGCGCCGTCTCCGATACCTCGGTGTCGGGGTCCACCTCGGTGACATAGAAGACGACCTCGTCGCCGATGTTCGATGTTCCAGAGAAGGCCGCGGAGCTGGCGGTGCAGGTTAGCTCCTCGGTGTCGTCCCAGGCGGTGCCGCCGGTGAGCGTCATGGTCGTCGCGCCGGTGTTGCGGCCGTCGTAGGTCAGGCCGCAGTCGACGAAGTAGGCGTCTACCGCGATGTCGGTGAACTGGCGCGAGGCGAAGCGCTCGATGTAGCGAGTCCAGGCGCCATCGACATAGCGGCGGACGATGACATAGACCGCGTCTTCACGCCCCTCGGGCACTGTGCAGACGTCCTTGTAGGTGTCGTTGCCGTCCGTCGCGTGCCGGTGCCATCCCCAGACATCGTGATCTCGGACGTAGGTCAGTCCCAGCATCATGCCGTCGTCGCGCACGCACCAGTTGACCGAGTGCGGGATCTTCTGGTAGTCCATGGCCACGATCTCGTGGCCGTCGAAGAGGTTGGGGCAGAAGATGGTCAGGTCGCGGCCCTGGTAGCCGTCGCTCTCGTAGTCGTATCGCAGGTCGCGGATGAAGCTGCCGCGAGCCTGGACGTAGAGTGCAGTGTTTCCGATGATGACGGGGGCGATTGCCGCGGCGCCATCGTAGCCCTGCTGTTCCGGGTTGAGCGCGTCCGTTGCTGATATGGTCTTGTTTACGCCCTGGATAACCCACTCAGACGAGTCGGTCAGGATCACCAGCTTGCCGCCCACTTCGATGATGTGGCGCACGCCGTTGACCTGGCGGCCGGCGAGCTGGAACTCGATGGAGTCGTCGCTCTGGATTGGCGAGCTATTCGAGAAGTTGCTGTATTTGCCGGTCTGCGACAGCCAGACGCGCTCGGTGGCGAGGTCGGTGTTGGCAAGGGCCAGGCGCTGCTTGACGTAGGTGACGGTCGACGGGTAGGCGCCGGCCTCGTTGAAGAGGTCGCGCTCGATGGGCGGGGTCAGGCTGGACTGCGCCGCGATGTTGGTGTCGGAGAAGCTGATCGTTGCCGCGCTGGCGTTGCCGTTGGCCTCGCCGATGAACTCGAAGACGCCGTCCTTGTAGCGGTAGAACCACAGGCCGAAGCCGGCGCCGGGGTTGTCCGCGGTGATGACGTGCGGGTTGCTGGTGGTCGGCGCGGCCGCGCTGTCGATGCGGACGTAGGGACGCGCCGCGGTGCCGCCGGCGGTGTACGCGGTATGCGCCGTCGAGTCCTCGCCGTCGAGGGTGTAGGTGTTGGCGCCGGTCTTGGTGATGACGAAGGTCCGCCCATTGAGCTGGGTCATTCCGCCCAGGCTGTCGAGGTATACCTCGTCGCCGGTGCTGTATGGGTGCGCGACGTCCGTGATCTGGCAGGGGTTGGCCTGGCTCGCACCGGTGACGGTGGTTGCCGTCTCGCGCCCGGGGTAGCTCTCCTCCAGCGTGCTCTTGTTGAAGGCCGTGATCTGGTAGCGGTAGCTGTTCGCTCCGGCGCCGCCGGCCGTGCCCGTGCAGTCGGTCGGGCGATCGACGGACGGGGCGAAACTCTTGAGCGTCAGCTTCCAGGCCGTGTGCCCGGTGCGGCGCAGCTCGCGCGGTGCATAGTCGGGGTGGACTAGGGTGACGACGTCGCCGCTCTGGACGTACTGGATGGCGCGCAGGTCATCGGCCGCGTAGGGCGTCGGGATCTCGTAGAAGCCGGCGGTCATCGGCGCCCAATAGGTGACGTTAGGAGGGGTGTGGTTGATGTGGTCGGCGATGCAGTAGTAGGTCGTCCCGGCGAGGCTGGCCATGTCGCCGACGAGGTAGGTGGTGCCGCTGTTCCAGGCCGTTGCGCTGGGCACGACGATGCCGCCGTCGCGGTAGACCCGCATGTACTGCTCGCCGAACTCCAGCACATAGGTCTGGTCGACGTTGAAGACGAACTTGAAGAGCCGGGACGGATGGGCGTCGCCATCGCGCGCTTCGGCGAGGAAGTAGGAGCCCGACCGGTTGGTGATCCCGCCGTAGCGCTGGATGATGACGTTGAGCGCCTCCTTGAGGCCGGTCTGGTACTTGGTCTGGTCGTCGCGGCCCTCCAGCTCGGGTCCGATGATGCCGCCGGCGAAGGAGCGCTGTTTGATCGACGGCATGGCTCAGGCCTCCGACGCGATGCCGCGGGACGCGAGGAAGTCCTGCTCCGGCGGCTCCTGGCCCTGGCCCTCGTTGCCGGCGGTGGTCATGGCCTCGCCGATCGCGCGCCGGTAGCCGTCGCGTGCGGCCTGGCGCAGGCTCTCCTCGGCGGACAGCGGCTGGGCCACGCGGATGGCGAGCTGGTAGGCCAGCGCCTCGACGAAGTCGGCCGGGTAGAGGCCGGGCTGCGTCACGCGCGCGGTGTAGTCGAGGATCGCCTCCTCGGCGTTGGTGTAGATGATCGCGCCGCTGGCATCGCCTCCGACCTGGAAGCGCTCGCCCTGGGGGTCGCTGTCCAGGCGGTTGATGCTGTGCGCCGTGAGCATGTCGCTGGGAGCGCGGTAGGCGTAGGCCCAGACGGTGCCGTCGTAGCCGCTGATGGTCGCCAGGGTCTCGATGCGCTGCGTGAACGGCCAGCGGTGCGCCATGAGCGTGACCTCCAGGGCCAGGTCGTAGTGCGTGATGCAGGCCTGGGCCTGGGCCTTGCTGGTCCGCTCGCTCTCCAGGTCGGTGATGAGGCGGTTGATGCCCAGGTGCCCGAGGGCGATGTTGCAGATGGCGGCCTGGCTGTAGCTCACGGGTGGAGGTCCTTAGAAGAAAAAAGGGGCCGGGGTCTCCGGCCCCTTGCGGGTTGCGTGCGCCTCTAGCCGTCGGCCTACTTGGCCCGCATCGCCGGCGTCTGCTTGACGTTCACCCCGATCGGCGTGGGGCGCGTCTTGCGCTCATTGGCCTGGGCGATCATCGGGGCGAGGCGCACGGCATCGACCTTGCTGACCGGATCCATCCAGCCACCGAGGTCGGCGTCCTTCTCGATCTCGAACTTGTCGCCGCGCTCGCGGAGCTGCCCGCCGTAGTAGCCCTTGGCCAGCGCGACGACCATGGTCTTCGCGGCGGGCTTCTGGGGTTCGGCCTTCGGCGCCTCGGCAGCCTTGTGCTGCTCGGGCGCCTCGGTCTTCGCGGCGGGCTTCTGGGGTTCGGCCATGACGGTCTCCTCGCTGATCGGTCAGGTTGCCGCGGACTACGAGTCGTAGCCGTTGGCGAACTTGGAGCCGGTCGGGCTGGAGCGGACGCTGCCCTTCTCGGCCAGCCAGGCGGTGTAGGTGATCGAGGGCGAGGTGCCGCCCAGGGTCGCCACCAGGCCGAGATAGCGCTCGGTGGCGACGTTCTCGGGGATGTCGATGACGTGCAGGCTGCCGGCCGTCAGAGCGGCGTAGGCGATCGTCTTGGTGGCGATCGTGGTGTCCGAGGTCAGCGCCGCGTTGTCGTCGGTGGTGACCGCGAAGGCGTAGGTCTCGTCGGTCGTGGTCCCGTCGGCCGCGACGTCGACCTTGATGACGACCTGGAGCGGCTTGCCGTTGCCCAGCATGCCCGACGCCTTGAGGTCGATGCAGTTGGTGGCGTCGCCGGTGGCGGTGATGGCCAGGGCCGAGGCGAAGGTGAGGAGGTTGTCGATCAGCATGGCACGGCTCCGTTGAGGGTAGAGGCTTTTGACGCTGAGGCCCGGCTGCCACCACGACAGCCGGGCTCGCGTCTGCACCGTCAGGGGCAGGGTATCAGACGATGCGCTCCTCGGTGTTCAGCAGGGCATCGCAGACGCACACCGGGATGCCGTCGATCATGGTGACAGGCTTGCCGGCGACGGTCTCGAAGGTGGTCTGGTAGGCGCTCTTGGTCAGCGCCTGGATGCGCAGCCAGGTCTTGGCGGTGCGGTTCATGCAGATCACGCGCTTGCCCACGCCGGTCGACGGCAGGCGGCCGAGGCCCTCGATGATCTTGACCCACAGGTCAGCGGCCGAGGACTGCGCGCGCAGGTTCGACACGTCGACGTTGCAGAGGCGCACGCCACAGGTCCAGTTCTCGACCACGAGGCCGAGCTGCCAGGTGAGGCTCTCCTTGTAGGCCTCGAAGGTGGCGCCGGCGATGCCGGTGGCGTCGGGGACGTCGACCAGGCGACGGCCGCCGCGCTGGACGCCGGAGCGGCCGCCCTCGGGCAGCAGGCCGCTGATCTTGCCCTCGCCGAGGTCCAGGATCCAGATGGACAGGTTGTCCGAGCCGGTGCCGCCGCAGTCGACGACGTTCTCGGCGCTCAGGGCCGTCGCGGTGTTGATCGTCGAGTAGTGGGGAGCGAGGCCGGTGATGCGCTCGGGGTTGCTGCCTTCGTCCTCGTAGAAGAGGGCGGTCGTGGCCTGCTGGCTGAGGCCCTCGATGGCGAGCATGGTCTGCTTGGCCATCATCTCGTCGACGCGGCCGGCGCCGCGCTTCTCGGCGAGGTGGCGATCGACGACGATGGGCAGCTCCAGCATGCCGGTCGTGGCCTTGATCTGCTGGGTCGCGGCCTTGCTCGGGACGCGGCCGACGTTGTAGCGGACCCACGCGCCGGTCGGCAGGCCGGTCACGACGGTCGTCTGGTGGCTGGTGCCGTCGTTGCACTCCTGGAACGGCAGGTAGCTCCAGAGCTCGTTGGCCTGGGCCAGCAGGTTGACCGGATTGGCGATGTTGCCCTTCGGGTCTTCGAGCTTGGCGTAGTCGGCGAGGGTGAGGTTGTAGCCGGCGATCGCGGTGGACATGATGGGCTCCGAGAAGTGCCGGGTCTACCGGCGGAAGGGTTACTTGGGGTAGAGGAGGTTGACGAGGGTCGGCGGCTTCTCGCCGACCGCGTTGTCGCCGCCGGCCGCGAAGGTGTCCTCGCGGTTGGCCTGACCGAGGTAGTTGAACAGACGGACGACGGCCGGGTGCTCGCCGTAGCCGCTGTCGTTGAGGAGCTGCTTGATCCCGGGCGCGATCTTGGCGTCGACGTCGCCGACGACCTTCTGCGCACGCTGGAGGCTGGCCGCGAACTTCTCGCCGCCGTACTCCTTGTCGGCCTTGATGGCGTCGTGCCATTCGGCCTTCTGCTTGGCGAGCGAGGCGTCCATGTCGGCCTTGGCCTGGACCTGGCGCGCGTGCGTGTCGTTCAGCAGCTTCTGTGCGTTCTCGGCGTTCAGCCCGTAGGCCTTGGCGACCTCGACCAGCTTGGGCAGCGCGGCGGCATCGAAGCCCTCGGGGGCCTTGAGGCCGGCGAAGGGATCGGCGCCAGCGGCCGCCGCGGCGGGCTGCCCGCTCTGAGCGCCCTGCTGGCCGGCCCCGGTCTGGTTCTGCTGGCCTGCGTTGCCGGTATCAGTGCCGGAGGCAGCCGCGCCAGTCGCAGCAGCACCGCCGGCCGCACCAGCGCTGCCGTTGCCGGCTGCGGTCTGGGAACCATTCGCGGAGGTGGCTGCGGCGTCGGTCATGGCGCGAGCATATCAGGAACGGGAACCGTCAAGACGGTTCGGCTTTTGCACCTCGGCGATCAGTCCGCCGATGCTCTCGGGGCGCGCTTCGGTGAGCTCGGCCAGCAGCCAGAGCCCGACGTTGCGCTCGCCGGCGCGGAGGCTGCTGATGCGCTCGCTCTCGGCGTCGAAGGTCTGACGCAGCGGGCCGGTGCGCTCCAGCAGCCGACGTAGGACGCGCCGTCCGATCGGGCTATCGAGCATCGAGCCGAGGTCATGCAACTCGCCATTGCGGCGATCCGCTGCCTGCTTCTCGGCTTCGGCCGCTGCCTGCTCGTCGTCTTCCATGTCAGGCATCACGGCGCCTGGAACCCGAAGACGTTGAGGTCTACGCGGCCGCTGGTGAGGGTCACCGGAGTCACGGCCTCGATCGCCAGGCCGACGCCACCGCTGACGGGGCTCGGGAAGGTCAGGCTGGCGACGGGAAGCGCGGTCGTGTTGAGCTTCTGGCGCCAGAGCACCTTGGCCAGCGTGGCGTTGACCGACGTGCCGCTGATCGACAGCGTGCCGCCGCCGCGGGTGGCGCTGAATGTCAGGTTGGCGCCGCTGACGGTCAGGATGTAGTAGTAGTTGCCGGCCGTCAGGCCGGTAACGCCAGAGGCAGTCACGTATACCAGATCGCCGACCTTCCACCCGTAGGTCGCGGCCATGACCAGGATGTTGCTGGCGATGGTCGCGGTGGTGCTGGCAACCGGAGTGCTGCGGATCTGGATCTCGCCAGCGGCTCCCAGCGTCTCGGTGCCGATCGTCAGGCCCGTGATGTAGTTCTGGTTGCTCGCCAGTGCCGCTTTGAGCTGCACGGCCGTGGTGCTGTTCGTGATCTGGTCGATGGCCTGGAAATCGGCTTCCGGGATCGAGAACGGCTTTTGGATCAGTGCGCCAAGCAGGGTAGTGATCAGGTCGGCAACGTCACCGGTCTGGACCGGGGTGTAGTTCGCCGTGACCGCACGTCCGGCGATGCGAGCTGGTGCGCCGCTGACTGCCGCGTCATGGGCGGCGGCGCCGACGACAGCCGGGGCGTTCAAGACGCGAACAGGCAAGGCCTTGTCGGCGCGGTCGGTGCCAGCCCCGTCGATCATGGTGCGGGTCTCGCGCCAGGTCTCGCCGACGACATCGTGGACGCGCACCGTGGTGCGGTGGATCACTGAGCCGCCGCAGTTGGTCGTCGTCAGGGTGGTGATGTTCGGGGAAATCCGGGTGCCAGCGATGTCGTAGACCGGGATCAGTTCCAGCGACGTGGTGGAGATGTAGGACACCTCCCAAGCACCATCCAGGCCGAGGTCGGCGCCGGTGGTGTTGTCGCGCAGGCCATGGAGCTGCACATAGTCGCCGACGTTCATCACGCCGACGCCGGTGGACCATGAGCCGCTTCCGACCAGGGTCAGCACGCCGGTGGTCGAGTCGACGGTCGCCGACTGGACGATCTGCGCTAGGAGCCCTTGCTGGTCGATGCCGCCATTGGCGAGGATTACCGAGCCGCCATAGCTGGTCCCGGTGTACACGCCGGCGACGGTCAGCGTGAAGGTGTTGGCGCCGGTGACGGTGATCTGCACCGGGGTGGCGAAGTTGGCGAAGTTGGTCTGATCGCGCACGCCCTTGATGGTGACGTACTCGTTGGACACGCGACCGTGCGCTCCGTCGGTGGTGACGGTTGCCGTGGTCGATCCGGCCTTGCTGATACTGACAATCTTGGCGACCGGGCGCGTCATCGACTTCGGGCAGCAGGCGCGGAGGCGCGGAGAAAGGCTCGCCTGGTAGTCCGGCTTCACCGCGCTGCGGATCGCGCGCGTGGTCCAGTTGCCGTTCGTATCGCCAGCCAGATCCATGAAGGCGACGTTCCCGGGGCGCACCTCGATGCGGTAACGGCTGGTCGCCTTGATTTCAGACTGCGCGCGGACGGCGCCGTTGTAGATCGGGACCGAGGTTCCCACGGTGACCCGGTGATCGCCGTTGAGCGTGCCAGAAACGGCCACGTCGTTGCCGCCGAACTTCGTCACCAGGGCTGCGCTGGTCGCCGTCGAGCTGGTGTAGCGGATGCTCGCGCCGTGCCTGGCGCCGCCCAGGTTGTGGTAGTGGCGGATCTTCGCCGATCCTGCCGGTGGGGTGATGGTCGAGACGGCCAGCGACGGCAGCGCCGCTTCATCCGAAAAGCCGCACGTCAGCGTCTTGCGGTCATAGCTGATGTACTTGACGCAGAGGTTGGGGTAGTTGAGACGGTTGTCGGTCAGCCCGTAGATGTGGATCCAGTCGCTGAGGAAGCCCTGGAACGCACTGGACAGCACGATGGTCACGATTGTACCGGCAACCGCAGAATAGGCGGCGCCGTTGTCGGCGTTCGACTGGTAGATGCTGGCGATGTTGATGTCGGCGGGAAGATCTCGCGCGGATCCTCCGTTGTCGAACAGGTCCAGGCACACGAAGTCATGACGGACGCGCTGGCTGATCGACGCCTCGACATCGAGGGCGCAGGGGATCGGAAGCTGTCCGTTGAGCGACACGCTTGAAGCGGTGTCCTCAGCCAGTGGCGACATGGACAGGGCGGTGATGACCTGGCCGTTGCTGGTGGCCTTGCGGGTGACGAAGTCAGTTGCGGCCACGCCGGTCACGTCGTACAGCTCGGCGATCTCTGCCGCGGTGTTGGCGTCGGGGATGGCCTGCGCGACCTCGCCGGAAACCGGGATGGCCGCATCGGTCGACACCGTGCGGTTGGGCTGGGTCTCGTCGCGGCGGTCGAGGAACTCAAGGAGCATGTGGTTTCCTATGCGGCTATGCCGCGCTGGGCATTGATGAGGTCGGTGAGGGCGTTTTCGCCCCGGGTGTCGGTCTCGCTCAGGAGCTTGGCCGCCTGGGCGTTCTGGACCTGCTGCTCGGCTTGGACCTGGGCCTGCGCCGCCTGGGCGCGCTGCTGACGGATCTGGTCGCGCGGCTCGGGGAAGCGGAGGATGCGGTTGGTTACGCCCAGCATGTCGTGGTATTCGAGCGCGACCTTGTCGGCGTCGACGTTGTCGAGCACGTCCTTCTGGAAGCCGGCGACATTTCCGAGCACGCCGAGGAAGCGGTCGAGCGCGCCGAGGCCCAGCATCTTCTGGACCTGCGCCATCATGCTGACGTACTGCACGATCAGGGCCTGGCCCTGGATCTCCTCGGGCGGCTCCGGCAGCAGGCCGCGCGAGAGCATCGAGGTGAAGCCGCGGGCGATGAGCGGGTCGAGGAGCTCGTCGTTGAGGTTCTCCAGGACGGGGCCGATCTGGAGGAGCTTCTCCTCCTGTTTGGCCCGGATCTCCTCGGCGGTGACCTGCCGGCGGTCGCTGTTGGCGATCATCAGGAACAGGTCGGCGAAGGCGCCGGCGTTGATCTGGTCGCGCGCGTCCTGGATCAGCGGGAAGATCTTCTCGACCGGGAAGGTGTGGGTGTTGTAGAGCGGCTGCACCAGGGGCGCACCGCTCTTGGTCTCGTCGTAGTAGGTGATCCCGCCGGCGATCTGGGTGGTGGCCTGGCCGCGCATGCTCGACGGCGCCGTCAGCGGCGGGTCGGCCATCTTGTTCGTGCCCTTGTCCAGGGCGCGCTTGTAGGCCTGGAGCGCCTTGGAGTGGCCGCGCAGGCGTTTGCCCGGTCCCTGGCCGTAGGCGTTGCGGCCGGTGACCTGCCAGCGCGGGCAGAGCACGGGGAAGGAGTCGAAGCCCTTGAGCGAGAGCGCGCTGGCGTCCTTCGGGTTGTCGGCCTCGTAGTAGACCGAAATGTAGCGCTTCTCGCGCGACATGATGCCGCGCGGGTTGTAGTCGGCGTTGGGGCACACGACATGCACGACGTCGACCGGATCCTCGTAGCCCTTGAGGTTCCAGCGGGCCGCGACCTTGGGGCTGACGTTCTCGATCTTGAAGCGCTCGACGATCTGGCGCACGGTCATGCGCAGCTCGCGGACGATGCAGTCGACGCGGCGCTTGGCGTTGGTGCTCAGCCAGTAGGTGCCTATGGCCAGGTTCTCGAAGCGGAAGACTTCCTCGTCGTCCTCCTCCATGACCATCGCGTCGACGCCGAAGGCCGCGACGTTGCCGTAGGTGATCGGGAGGGCGTTGTAGAGGTTCGAGGCGCGGAAGGCGTCGAGGAGGCGATCGCGGCAGGCTTCCAGCCAGGCTTTGACGACGGGAAGCTCGGCGAGCGCCTTGTTGGCCAGGGTCAGCTCGAACCAGGGCCGGCTCGGGTTGGTGATGCCGGAGTGCAGGCCCGACGCGCAGGTTTCGATCGCGCGCACGGGCGTGTCGTCGATGATCCGGCTGTAGCTGTCGGCCTTGGCGTTGTCGTGATCGCTGATTGTCCACTGGCAGCGATCGGGCAGGACGTAGAGGTCGGTCTCCCTCCACCACGTCTCCCATGACGTGCGCGGACCCTTGAGCGACGACCGGGTCGACTCGCAGCGCTCTTTGAAGTCGGTGGAGACGGCGACCATGTTACATCCCCAGCAGAGTTTTGCGCGCCACGTCGGCCGAGCCCAGGCTGGTTCCGCTGGTCAAGATGGTTCCGCTGCGGCCCTGGTTGGTCGCCACGGCGGCTCTGCGGCGGCGCTCTAGGGCGATCGGGTCGAGGTCCTTGACCGAGGCGTCGACGGCGCGCGCCTCGGCTGCGGCCGCCCGCTCCTGATCCTTCTGGGCCATGCCGGCGGCCTGGTCCCGCATGTCTTCCCTGGTTCGCACCGCCGTGTCGTAGACTCCCTCTAAGCCGAAGGTCAGCGGATATGTCAGCAGTTTTTGCGGCTTCTCCTTGATGCTGTTGTACAGGTCATCCGTGTTTTCTTTGAGCTTCTTGATAGGGTTCGAGCTGCCCATGTCAGGCTCCCAGGTGCTTGGCGTAGACGGTCTCGGCGTGGACGTAGCCCAGGCGCCGCAGGATGGTCGAGAAGTCGCGCCCCTCGCGGACGGAGTGGTGGACGACGTGGCAGCCGATGGCCTGTAGCTCGGCGTCGCAGAAGCGCAGGAAGTCGGTGCCGTGTCCGCCGTGCCGAGCCAGTGGCGTCAGGTAGACCGCGTCCTGCCAGGCGCCGACCTGTCCCTGGCGCTGGGGGAAGGGGCCAACCCAGAACGTCGCGTATCCGACCAGCCCGGTGCTGTCGCGGACGGTGAAGACGACTAGGCGACCGGCTAGGTTGGCCTCGGTATAGGCCGCTACGTCGATGGCCGGAGCGGTGTCTCCCTGATAGGCCACTTCCCGCCAGTGCGCTTCGACCAGGGGCTGGATGTCGACCCAGGCCTGTGCGAACGGCTCACGTGCGAAGGCGACGCCCATGCGGCGAGCGTAGCGGCGCCAGGATCAGGCGCGACGGTTCGGCTTTTGCATCAGGCGTAGGGGTCGAAGTCGGTCTGGCTCATGCCTGAGCCCTGGCGGGATCCGTCGGCGCGGGCGGCGACGTGGTAGGCGAAGGTCAGGGCCAGGGCGTCGGCCCGGTCGGGGCTCGACAGTCCACGCTTCTTCATGTCGTCCTTCGACTCCAGCCGGATCTCGCTGTGCTGGTTGTAGCCGTACTCGCGGGATTCGAGCTGGCTGCGCAGGTCGGCATCGTCGCGGATCGCGCCGCCGGTCTTGATCCACTGGCGCATGCGCGCCCAGCATTCGGCGCCCTTGTTGGCCACGCTCTCGCCATCGACCGGCACGTCGGAGACAGCGCCGTTGTTGACCCCGAAGACGCGATGGCCGAGTTGGCGCAGGCGGTCGACCACGGCGCCGCCAATGCCGGTCTCGTCGACCATGACGGCGTCGGCCTGCTGCTGCCGGATGATCTCGGCAACGCGGCTGGCCAGGGTCATGGTGTCGACCCCGCGGAAGGTCAGGGTCGGCCAGGTGCGCGCGTCCCTGCCGCGGCGGACCAGGATGACGCTCTCGTCGTCGCCGAAGCGCGCCACGTCGACGCCGATGATGACCGGGTCAAAGCGGGTCGGATGCGGCTCGATCTTGGTGGCTGCCTCGACCGCGTCGGATGGGATGAACTGCATGGATCCTGCCCTTGGGAAAAGTCCGCGCACGCGCACGCGGACGAAGTCGCTGTCCTCGCCGTAGTCCTCGATCCATTTGTCGATCTGCGCCTTGTTCGTGCCCTGCACGGTGCGGCTGTCGATCTGCTGATGGTGCCAGCGGTGGCCCAGGCGCCCGAAGGCCTCGCGGAAGCGGCCGGCGTTGCGGGTCGGGTTGCCGAAGGTCGCCCAGATGATTTCCGTGTTCTCGTCGGTGAGCGCACCCTCGACGGTCTCCCAGATGATGTCCGGGATCGCTGACGCCTCGTCGAAGATGACCAGGATGCGGTGGCCCTTGTTGTGCAGGCCGGCGAAGGCCTCGGGGGCGCGCTCGTTCCACGGTATCGCGTCGACGCGCCAGGTCTTCTCGTGGTCCTTGTCGGCCGAGAAGATGGCGGTCGCGGTGAAGTCGAACCAGTGCGAGCACAGCATCAAACGGTGCCACTTCGCCACCTCGGGCCAGGTCTTGGTGGTGAGCTGGCGGTCGGTGTTGGCGGTGACGACCCCGCGCGTGTCCTCGTGGGTCGACAATGCCCAGAGGATCAGCCAGGACACCAGGGCCGACTTTCCGATGCCGTGGCCGCTGCTGACCGCCGTCAGGATGGCGCCCTGCACGTTGCCGCCCGTGCGCAGGTCGGCGGCAATCTCCTCCAGCCGCTCGATCTGCCACTGGCGCGGCCCCTGCTCGTCGGCCAGCTCGGTTCCGGGCTCGCCCCATGGGAACGCCCAGAGCACCCAGCCGAGTGGGTCATGGACGAACCGGGCCAGGTCCTCGGTGATCTGGTCCTCGCGGTCGATGGTCTCGGTCATACGAACTGCTGGAGGATGGGGTACGGGTTGGGGATCTCGACCATCATCATGCGCTCAGCTGTGTGCAGGAACCGGCGATCCTCCGGGCGCTCTTCGCCCGGGATCGAGAGCTTGAACCAGGGCCGCGGCGGGTTGGTGATGCCCGGTGACAGGGCGCGGGTGATCTTGAGGACGAAGCGCTTGAATCTCCGAACGTGGCGCGGGTAGCGCGCCAGGCGAGGCCAGCGGTATTTGGCCGGCCAGGTCGGTTTGCGGACGCTCGGCGACGTGCTGGTAGTGAAGTCCATCACGCCGGCACCGCCTCGCATGCCTGCGCCCACTGCCGCACAATGGCGGCTGCCGCCTCCAGCTCGACCGCGTGCTGCTTCGCCTCGTCCGTGCCCAGGGCGCGGATCTCGCCGGCGACGTCCTCCATGTCGATCGCCAGGACGATCATGTGGGCGGTGAGGGGCTGGGCGGTCATGGTCATGCTCCGATCTTGAGGTGAGGATGCCGGTCGATGCCGGTGGTGCGCTTGCCGTCGACGGTGACGGCGAAGTAGCGCTTGGCGTCGTTGGCCGCGATGGTCACGGCCGCGATGCCGAGGCCGGTGATGCGGGCGAGCTCGGCGGGCGACATGGCCCGGCCGGCGTCTTCCAACGCGCAGAGGAGCCGGTCCCGGATCTGCCGGCGGCGGTCATGCTGCCGGTCCCGCTCGGTCTCCTGGCTTATTATTGACGCACTCATAATCATATCTTGCTCCTGGTGGTGGTTGGCTTGGGATCGAGGATCATCTGCTCCAGGATCAGCGCCCGCTGGAGGTCGCCGGTGGCGCGGATGGCGGCCTCCAGGTGCTCCACGCGGTGCTGGGTATCCTTCCGGGCGCAGGACAGCGCCACGTCGACGCGGGTCAGGGATTCATAGGCGATGTCCATTAGAACACGCTCTCCGCGTTGGCCATGCGCTGTTCGTCGGTGATCCCTGCCCGTCGCTCGCGTTCGCGCCGCTCGCCATCCCTGGGGCACTCTGGCGGCTTGGGCAGCCAACCGGCCTGGCACAGCTCGCGGATCAGCGTCGTGGCCCTGGGGCTGCCGTCCTCGCCAAGGATCTCCAGGGCAAGCCCGGAAGGCATCTGCCCCGGCTTGGCCAGCGCCAGGAGCTGCGCCTGGGCCACCTCGGCGGCCTCGACCTGGTTCTCAATCCAGCCTTCGGACGGCTCGCAGTGGTCGCGCCTGGTCTTCCGGCGGGCCAGCTCGGCGACGTAGCTGCGCGGGTTGGTCAGCAGCCTGGTCAGCCACTCGGCGACCCGCTGGCGCCAGACGGACACGGACCGGTCGTAGAGCGCCCAGGCGGTGGCGTTGGCATCGTCGGTCAGGTGGTAGCGCCGCCGGATCAGGGCCAGCTCGTCGTCGGGGATGGCCTGCGCCTCGGCCGCCGGCTCCTGGTTGTTTTTCTTGAAGCTCACTCGCGGATCTCCTGAAACATGGATAGGAAGATCTTGGCCGGCTCGGGATGTTTTTTGGTTAGGCGCTGGTAGGCCTCGGTCATCTCGTCCCAGCCCTCGGCCTGGAACATCGCCAGCCACTCGGCCCGTTCATCGTTCCCGACGAAGCACCGCTTTCCGACCATGATCCGCCAATCGGCGAAGCTGGCTGGTGGGATTGGGCGCCTGGGCGGTGGGTTGGACTTTTCGACTGCCTGGAAGGCCTGATCCATGGGGTCGGGTGGTGGTGGCGGCGTGGGTTCCTGCGCGTGAGGCGGCGCAGCCGCCGATACTTCCTTTCCCTTCCTTTCCATTCCATTCCCTTCCGCTTTCGGAGAATTAACCAACGTTGGTTCCTTGTTGGTTTCGTTTTCCGAACCGACGTTGGTTCTCTTTGGGCGGCCTCCGCGTTGTCCGTTGGTTCTGGCCAACTCTCGCTTGGCCTTCACTTCAGCTTCCTTGTCATCCGGGTAGAAATGGACCACGAGGTCACAGCCGTCCCAGTGCCACAGCGAGCATGCGCGCCGGGCTTCCTTGAGGGTGACGCGGAACACCTGCTGCCAGCGGCGATCGCCCCAATCGGGGCTGGTCTTAATGATGCCGCCGTTCTCCTGGCCGATGCAGTACCGGCTCAGCTTGAGCCATGTCGCCTGGTCGACCGGCTCACAGCCGAGGAATTCCTCGCTGTCGAGGGTGCTGATGTGGAGGTTGAGCCAGTCCATGGGCTATGGTGCTTTCGTTGGTGTAGGAATCTGCCGCGGGTGCTCCTCGTCGCCCAGCAGCTCGTCGGCCGCGGCGCAGCGGTTGCACCACCAGTCGGAAGCCTGCTGGCCGCCGCGCAGGTAGGTATCCAGGTGCTGCATGCGCTGGCCGCAGTGGTGGTAGACCACAGGGCGATCGGTGGCGGCGACGCGGCGGACGTGGGCGGTCATGCCGCCCTCGCCGGGCGACGGCCGAGATTGGCGCGGACGATCGCGGCCATGACCTGGGGAACGACGCTGTTGCCGATCAGCTCGATGGCCTGGGCCTTGTTCTTGGGCAGCAGGCAGTCCCGGCCGAGGCCCTGGGCATCGGCCAGCTCGTCGGGGTCGAACATCCGCAGGCCGATGTCGGTGATGATCCGTTCCTCCCCGGCCAGGGTGCAGGTGACCAGGGCATGGCGGGCGGTGCAGGTGATGGTTGGCAGCGGACGATCGCAGCGGCGCCACTGGCCGCCCTGGCCGTAGTATTCCATGACCAGGGCCGCGACCTCGACGCTGCGGCCGACAGGACCAGCCGCGGCCGGCGCGGTGCGACAGGTCAGCAAGGCATGATGATCCCAGCAGGTGATGGCGCCGATGGGGCGATCCGCACGCAGGCCCTGGTCGCCACCGAAGTAGCGGGACAGCAATGGTGCGACCAGATCGCGCCGGTCATCTCCGTCACCCGCCGGCAGGAGCACCGCGAATGGTTCCGGGTCCAGCACGACCAGATGCATGATGGCGTCCACGATGCGCTGGAGGGTGTTGCCGGCGATCGGGCGCTTGATCTGGCGTCCGGTCTTCCTGCGCAGCGCCCTGGCATCCTCCTTGGTCAGGAAGATGGACGGGCAGGGGCGCGACCAGTCGATGCACTCAGCCATGGTGCGCGCCGGGCGGCGCCTAGTGCCGTGGGTCTGTGCGGGCCAGACGATGGGTTCACCGTCGCAACGAGCGATCAAGAACATGCGTTCACGGCTGGTGGCTGCGCCGAAGTGATGCCCAGGCAGTATCCGCCACTCCACGACGTAGCCGATGGCTTCAAGCTGGGCGACCCACTTCCGCCAAGTCTCGCCGCGACGAGCCTTCCGCGGACGGCCGCGCCTGATGGTCGACCAGTCTTGGATCTCGGCCACGTTCTCCATCGTAATGACGCGCGGACGGGCGATGGCGGCCCAGCGGTGGACGATCCAGGGCAGCGACCGGATGCGGCGCTCCTTCTCGCGGATGGGCTTGGCGCCCTTGGCCCGGCTGAAATAGGTGCAGTCCGGCGAGGCGTGCAGGTGGCCGACCTTCTGGCCGTGGGTGATCGCCAGGGGCCAGATCTCGCGCACGTCGGCACGGTGGTGGATCGTGTTGGGGTGGTTGGCCTGGTGCCACTTCACCGCCAGCTCGGAATGGTTGGCGGCATGGTCGGGATCGCGCCCCAGAGCCTCGGCGATGCCCTTGCAGGCTCCGCCCAGGCCGCTGAACAGCACGATGGACAGTTCGCCCTCAAGTAGGCCGCCAAGACCTGGGATGGTCAGTTGCATCACGGCCGCCCCGAATGGCACCACGGCCGGCCCTGCGCGTCCGGATCGCTCTCGCGGTTCCAGTCCTGGTTAGGATGACCACAGCCGCCGCGCGCCGTGTGGTGGGCGCAGGTGTTGCACTTCACCAATGGCGCGGCCTCGATCGGCGCCGGCGGCCCCACGGTCGGATCGAACAGCGGCGCAGCCGGCTCGCGGAACCTGACCTTGGACACGCGATGGTCGGCCGGGATCAGACCATGCGCGACCAGGATCTGCCGGCGCACCTTGAGCCATTGCTTGTACGGGTGGTAGGCGCGCTGTCCGAACGGGTACGCAGCGTCCACCATCTTGAGCCGTTGCGGCCCCGGCAGGTGCGACGACTCCTTGAGCGCCTTGAGGATCGCGGCGGCGGCGAGGTCGTTCCAGCGGCTCATGGTCGCACCCATGGAATCAGCGGCTGGTCGGCCTTGACGTAGAGAGGATGCCGCGGGTGGCCCTCGGCAGTCATGCCGAGGCAGAGCGCGCCGGCGTTGCGCAGCGCCATCTTCAGCACGCCGATGGACTCGTAGCGCAGGGCCATTGGGTTCGCGCCCCAGGCGGCCACAATGATCCCGATCTGCTGGTGCTCGGCGATCTGCTCGGCCAGGTACTTGGCGTTGTCGGGGCCGAACGGGTCGGCGTGCTTCGCCAACTCGGCCGGGTCCGTCGCGCGCAGGGCGAACAAGTTGACCACGGTCATGCCGGTGCAGCCCTCGCGCTTGGCGAAGCCGATGCAGCGGCGGATGGTGGGGTCGTCCTTGGTCGCGTCCGCAGTGCTCGGGTTGAGCATCACGAACAGGCAGGGCTTCACCCAGCGCAGGACGCTCGGGATGGAGCGGTGCAGGGTGTAGCGGTAGGTGCCGCAAGTGCTGATGATGGCGGCAGAGGTCACGGCTTGCTCCTCGCCATCTTGGGCAGCAGCACACTGACGCGGGTCGGGGCGGAATAGCAGTGCCCTGGGCGGTGCTTCCGCCATATCTTGATCAGGACAACGGCACGCCGGTGGGTGTCGAACTGATACAACTGCGACCCCCCGCCATCAGCGTCAGTTTCCATCACGATCCATTGCGATATGCGGAGGCGGGTCACGGTTTGCTCCTAGCCAGCTTCGGCAGCGGCACCCACAACAGGTGCGGATCGTCCTCGGTCTCGAACGGCCAGTCGCTGGAGGTCGGACCTCCGATGTAGCTGGGTGGCTCGGTGATCTCGCCGCCGGTCATGCCGGTGTCCCACCAGAGCGAGCATCCGTGGTCGTCCTGGTCCCATGCGTCGAACCGGCGCGGGATCTCACCGACCTCCAGCGTCTTGTCCTGCAGGCGGATCAATGCCTCGTTGATAGTGTCCATAGCCTCTTCGTGCAGCCGGTTGATCATGTCGGCCTTGCTGGGTGGTTTGCTCACGCTGCCTCCGGCACGTCGAAAAAGCCCAAAGCGCCGCGGTACGGGCGGAACGGCAGGGCGATGGGATTGCGCAGGACGAAGCCAAAGCGGCCCATGAACCAGGGCGAGGTGCTGGACGAGACGCAATCCACGATCTCGACGGATCCGATGATGCCGCCGCGCTGAATCTCGCTGAAACGGGGGATGCTGATCCCGTTCTTCCCTGCCGCATAGGCATATTTGCATGCCTGGTCGTACTCACCCCAGGTCAGTCCCTTCGCGGCATGAACCAGTACGCGACCGCGGACCTTGGTAGGCCAGTCGCGGTTCTCGATGTCCTTGCCGCCGTGGATGATGAGCCAGGCCCAGGGCTGGCGGACGCTGATGGTTCGCATGGTGGTTCCTGTAGGTGGTGAGCGACCAGCCCCGGCGCTTCCCCGGACGCGGTGTCGGCCGGGCGTCCCCGGCAGGCCTGCGGCTCGATGTCACGTCTGGCCGCTCTGTCACCGCCGGTCGCATGGATCGGCGGCGCCAGAGCGGTCAGTCGTCGCTGCCTTCTCTCGATCGCATCGCGTCCATCATGTGGTGCGCCAGCTCGGACCCGTAGAACTGGGCCGGCGTCGGCTTCATCTGCCCGCCCTCGATCTTGATGTCGGGGAAGAACCGCACGGCGACGGTGATCTGTCCCGCTTCGTCATCCTTGCCCTCGTCGAAGTGGATGGAGCACGGCGACGGCTTGGCATGCGCGTGGACGATCGCGCGGAAGATGTGGTCCTTGGCCTGCTGCTCGGGCGGCAGCTCATGGAACGGCACCAGGCAGGGGTGTTTCTTGGCATCGGGGTCCTTGGTGCTGCCCCAGGTCCAGCCGGCCGCCAGCTTGTCGGCCATCCAGGCGGAGTGGCTCGCCTCGGGTCCGGCGTTCGGGTTGTCGAGGTGGAACTGCACGCCCTTGATGGCGCTGGTGCGCTGCCACTCCGGCGCCTGTTCCCAGCTGGGCTGGGACAGGTCGCCGAAGGCCGCGCAGAGGGCGCGGTTGGCTTCATGGCACACGCGGGCGACGGCCTCGGTGAAGTCGGACACGTCAGACCCCCCGCTTGAAGGCATCGCCGTCGTGCTGGCCGAGGGCCGGCGCGATGCCGGTCTCGTCCTTCACCCTGGCTACGATCGCCTCGAGGGCCGCCTCGGTGATCGGCTCCAGGTGCAGGGCCTTGAAGTGCAGCTTCAGGGCGGCGCCGCTGCTGCGGTCGATGCGGTAGCGCAGGCGGCAGTCGACCGGGTAGCGGGCGCAGCCCAAGAACGGGCGCAGGCCGACCTGGAAGGTGGTGGGGATCGCCTCCTCCTTGCCGTTCACGGTGCCGTTGATGGTCTCGTCGAACGCCAGCTGGATCTGTCCGTTGGCCTGGTTGGTCGCCTGGCGGAAGTTGGCGCCGACCGTGGCGTGCAGGCCGGAGGCCACGCGCAGCATGGTCTCGGGGTCGGGCTGCAGGATGTCCCGCGCGTTGTCCTCGATGAACTCGGCGAAGGTCTGCTGGCCCATCTGCTGCTCGCTGTGCTTCGCCCACTCCTCCCACTCGGGCGAGCGCAGCAGCTTCAGGCGCGCGATGTGGTCGGCGTGTCGCGGGGTGACTTCCGAGCCGATGCCGTCGTGGTAGTCGATGACCGCGGCGAAGGTGCCGTCCTGCTTGTAGAAGATGCGCGAGGCTGCGACCTTGAACTGGTTGACATAGGCGATGAAGGCGCCGGCATCGTTGAAGTCCGGGGCGGCGGTGAGGAACCGCGGGGCGTCCAGCTTCTCGGGCGTCAGCTCCAGCTTGGCCATGCCGGTGGCATGGGTCGAGACGATCGCTGGCTTGTAGCCCTTGACCTGGTGCAGGACGGTCAGCGCCTTGCCGGCCTCGATGGCGGCGTGGATGGTGTCGGGGGTGGTCATGGGTTAGGCCTTCTCTCCCGCGGCCTGGTCTTTGCCGGCGACGGGCTGGGGGGTGGGGGCGGACGCGATCGGGCCGGGCGTGGGCGCCTTGGCGACCTGGAAGCGGCCGGACGGAGTAGCCGCGGCGGCGGCCTCCTCGATCGGCAGGGGTTTGGACGGGGCCTCGTCACGCCCGCCGCCCATCAGCCAATCGGTCTGGGTCAGGAGCTGGCCGCCGGGTCCGACGTGCATCTGGCTGGCCGGCAGGGGCAGCTTGGGCAGCTTGCTGGAGACTCCGGCGCGCAGCAGCAGGCAGCCGCGGTCCTCGTCGGGCTCGATCTCGACCGTGACCATCACCTTGGACTTCTTGCCCGTGGCGGTCGAGGCGTCGATGGCTTCGTGGATGGTGCGGGCGAAGTCGGTGTCGGCTTCCCCCTTGGCGATCTTCGCCAGGACTTCCGAGGCGCGGTTGGCCTCGTGAAACTTGGTAGGTTTGACGGTCATGGTGCTGCGTTCTCCTGGGTGGCCGTTGATTCGGCCGGGGTGATGTCTTGGACTTGGATGCAGGTGCAGGGGCCGCGCGTCGGCGATGCGCTGGCCACGTTCTGCTGGTAGGTGATGCGCGCCTTGCTGTCCTGGTCGTCCAGCAGCAGGCCGGCGTCGACCATTCCGTCGATGCACGCTTTCGCGCCGCCGATCAGGTTGGCGATGTCCTTGCAGCGCTGGCGGCGGTAGGCGACGACGTGGACCAGGCGCGGGCCGGTGGCGGGCGGGATGCCGACCTGTGCCATGCCCGAGGCGCAGAGCATCCGCCAGAGGTTGCGGCGAGCCTTGGTCTTGGCCGCGCGACCGCGCCAGCTGCGGCCCTTCTCGGTGACGTTCTGGCTGGGGATCTCGGCCAGGATGTAGAAGCTTGGGAAGGTCACAGCAGCACCGTGACCAGGCGGACGGTCTTGCCGGTGACGGGGCACTTGATCTTGCCGGCCTCGGTCAGCAGGCCCTCGTCGCGCAGGTGGGTGATGATCGGGCGCACCGCGTTCATGTCCGAGAATCCCAGGCGCGCAGCGACCTCGCGGTCGGTCATGGCGACGGTGGAGGCCTTGTAGACCTCCAGGATCTTCCGCGAGCGGTCGGACAGTTCGAGGATGGCGTAGGCCTCGCGGCTGTTCTCGTGGATCTCGTGGTTGGCGTGCTCACCCATTGGGCGCCTCCTCGCGGCGGATGACGTCCGCCAGGTCGTCGGCAGTCAGGCAGGCCAGAGCGTTGGCCCAGCTCTCCAGGCTCTTCGCCTCCGGGCACTGGTCTTGCAGCGCCTTCCAGAGGAGCGCGCCATCGAGCCCCTCGGTCTCGGAGCACATGTCGCAGGCCAGCGTGCAGACGTGGCGCAGCATCGTCTCGATGTCGGTCTCGCGGCGGCTCATCGGCTGGCCTCCTCGCTCACGGCCGCCTGGTTCTGGGCGCTCCAGAGCTTGGCGACTTCGCGGGCGTCCTCAGCGAAGCGGCGCGCCATGGCGGCGTCCTTGGCCAGTTGGACGCGGTCGGTGACGGATTCGCCGAAGAGGGCGAGCTGGTCGGCAGCGTGCATGATGTGCTCCCGGGCGGTGCGGCAGAAGAGGAGGGCCTTGCAGTAGCGGCAGGCGTCGATGTCGGGCCTGATCTCGGGCTCGTCGGTCCAGGCGGCGGCGACCGCGGCGAGGATGCGCTGGCGCACGGCCTCGATGGCGCTGGCGGTGTAGTGCGCGCTGCTGAACTCCTGGCGGCGACCTTGGGCCAGGTGGACGGTTACGCCCTGGTCCGGCTGATACTTGTCCCACGCCATCACCGCGTAGGCGGCAAGCTGGAGGTGGTCGGCGGCGTGGCCCTGGTCCAGCCACCCCAGCTTCCAGTCGGCCACGATCACGCGGCGGATACGGCCGTTCTCCAAGTCGCGGCACAGCAGCACGAGGTCGGCTGTCCCTCCCCGGGCGATGCCGATGCCCTGACCGCTCAGGTGCATCTCGATCTGGATGGTCACCTCGAACTCGTCCTGCATCGCCTGATCGACCAGCGCCACGGCATAGGCCACGCACCGGCGCACGGCGTCGCGCGTCCACGCCTCCAGCTTGTCCATGGCCCTGGCCATCTGGCCCAGCGCATCGTCGGGCATGGTCCAGCCGCCGGGCTGCTGGTAGGTCAGTGACAGGGTCTGCGCGGTGACCGCGTGCCCCATCGTCCCCTGCTCGGCGGCCGGCCGGTTCATGCGCTCCAGTGCCGGCACCAGCGTGATGGCGCGCCACTCCATCAGGGGACGGCCGTTGCACAGCTCGATGGCGCCCATGCTCGACGGGCGGATGAAGTCGGCGCGGTCGGTCACAGCGGCCGGTCCACCGGCTTCATCGCGCTCACCTTGGCGGCTTCTTCGCGGGCGGCCTTGGTCTCATCGTCTTCACCTTCAACCAGCTTACCGTTCTCGACGTGGTAGCGCTTGCCCTTCTCGATGCCGTTCTCGCCGACATAGCCGACCGCGAGGCGGTAGCGCTTGCCGTCCCACCAGCGCACGACGAGGGCGCCATCTTCGCCAGCAGAGGCCG